TATCTTGGTAATCCCAATTTAAAAAAGGCAAATACTCCTATTGAATTTACACAGGAGAATATTGTTGAATTTTTAAAATGTAAAAACGATCCTGTATATTTCGCAAATAATTATATAAAGATAGTATCTCTTGATGAGGGTTTAGTCCCATTTAAACAATACCCTTTTCAAAAAAAGTTAATTCAAAATTTCCATGAGAACCGTTTCAACATATGTAAGATGCCTCGGCAGACAGGTAAATCGACAACGGTTGTATCATATCTCTTACATTATGCGATTTTTAATGATAATGTTAATATTGCTATACTTGCAAACAAAGCTTCTACTGCCCGTGATTTATTAGGTAGATTACAACTTGCATATGAAAACTTGCCAAGATGGATGCAACAGGGTATAATATCTTGGAATAAAGGTTCTTTAGAAATTGAAAATGGGTCAAAAATATCTGCGAACTCTACTTCCTCTTCTGCTGTTAGGGGTGGGTCTTATAACGTTATATTCTTGGATGAGTTTGCCTTTATCCCCAATCATATTGCTGACGATTTCTTTGCTTCTGTTTATCCAACAATTTCGTCAGGACAAAAGACGAAGGTAATTATAGTATCCACACCACGAGGTATGAATCATTTCTACCGAATGTGGCACGATGCAGAGAGAGGTAAGAATGAATATAAACCAACTGATGTTCATTGGTCTGAAGTACCAGGTCGTGATGAAGCTTGGAAGGAGCAAACAATTGCAAACACATCAGAACAACAGTTTAAGGTTGAGTTTGAATGTGAGTTTCTAGGTTCAGTAAATACACTTATCAATCCATCAAAGTTAAAAAATTTAGTTTATGAAAATCCAATACAAAAAAATGCAGGATTAGATGTATACGAATCTCCTAGAAAAGACCATAATTACTTGATTACAGTTGACGTTGCTCGTGGATTGGGTAATGATTACTCTGCATTCATAGTTTTTGATATTACTAACTTTCCTTACAAAGCAGTTGCAAAATATCGAAACAATGAAATCAAACCAATGCTATTTCCAAGTATCATAGCTGATGTTGGAAAAGCATACAACAAAGCATTTATATTATGTGAGGTAAATGATATTGGTGATCAAGTTGCATCTATACTTAACTATGATCTAGAGTATGATAATTTACTAATGTGTTCACAGAGAGGTCGTGCAGGTCAAGTTGTTGGTGCTGGATTTAGTGGTAAGAGATCACAATTAGGTGTAAGAACTACACAGGCAGTCAAAAAGTTAGGTTGTTCAAACCTTAAAACACTATTAGAAGATGATAAGATACTTATTATTGACTATGATATAATCTCTGAGTTAACTACTTTTTCCCAAAAACACAATTCATTTGAAGCAGAGGAAGGGTGTAATGATGACTTAGCAATGTGTTTAGTTATATTTGCTTGGTTAGTTGCACAAGATTATTTCAAAGAAATGACTGATAATGATGTTAGAAAGAGAATATATGAGGAACAAAAGAATCAAATAGAACAAGATATGGCACCATTTGGTTTTATGTCTGACGGATTAGATGATAACTCTTTTGTTGACGCAGATGGTGATTTATGGAAAGTGGATGAATATGGTGATAGATCTTATATGTGGGATTATATGTGATGGAACTAACTCCAAGCAATGTGATTAAATCATTATCTGAGATTGCTCCTTATATTGAAGCAGATGGAGGATTTGTCGAGTTTGTTGAAATAGAGGAAGAAACAAAGTTTGTAAAAGTAAGATTAGGTGGTGCTTGTACAAGTTGTGCAATGAGTGCTATGACTTTAAAACAAGGTATACAAAATAAAATATTTCAAGACATTCCAGATTGTAACGGAGTAATTCAAGTTCTGTAATGGATTTTGATGAACAAATGGAACTTGATCATTTCGTTCTTACAGAACGTAAATGTCGAGTATGTGGTAAAATAAAAGATTTGATAGATGGTTTTTACTTAATTAGAAAGAATAAAAGTATTCAATCCTCGTATTCTTATGAGTGTAAAACTTGTACAATATCAAGAGTAAAAAAATCAAAGAAGAAAATAATTAACAAATGGGAATATCCTGATTGGTAGTTCATGCACTGTTTCCCCGCTGAAAAAGGGTATTTTAATAAATAATTTCAGAAAAATATTCCTGAGATCGGAGAATACAAGATGGCGGTAAATTTAGCCTCTCCTGGTGTCCTAGTAAGAGAAGTCGATCTAACAATCGGAAACGTAGATCCCACTAGTGGTTCTATTGGTGCGTTAGTTGCTCCATTTACAAAAGGTCCTGTAGAGGAACCACAACTTATTGAAAACGAAGAAGATCTGCTACAGACTTTTGGACAACCATATTCAATAGATAATCACTATGAATATTGGATGGTTGCATCTTCTTACTTATCATATGGTGGAACAATGCAGGTGATTCGTGCAAGTGATGCTGGATTGAAAAATGCAACAGAAGACGGTGCACCTGAACTTTTAATTAAAAGTGACACACATTATAACCAACTTGGTTATGATGATAATACAATTACTGGAACAGTTATTGCTGCTAAAACACCTGGTAGTTATGCCAATGGTATAAGAGTTTCAATAATAGATGGTAAAGCAGACCAAATATTAACTGTTGCTGGTATATCAACAGTTGGAATGGGAATTACACAAAGTGTTGCAAACAGAGTTGTTGCAGGTGCTGGTGGAACAAGTTTACTTGACGGATATCTAAAAGGTATCGTTACTGGGATTCCTGAATCAGGAAAAGCAGAAGTTAAAGTGATTTCACACGTTTCTGCTGCTGGAACAGTCACAAATGTTGACTATCAAGCAAATGGTGTATATTGTTTCAAACCAAACGAACTCATCACACCAATCGCTGCAGGTGCAAACGTTGGCACTGGAAGCACACAAGTTGTTACTACACAAGTTGACTGGTTTGAACAGCAAGAAATTGTTTTAACAACAAAAGATGGAAACGGTAATCCAATTAAATTGGAATGGGATCAATTAGCAGATGCTCCAGGTACATCATCATACGCTCAAGCAAGAGGAGCTAGACACGACGAACTACACGTTGTTGTTATAGATGATAAGGGAACGATTACTGGTAATGCTGGTACAATTCTTGAAAAACATCTAAATTTATCAAAAGCGAAAGACGCTGAATACTCAGTCGGATCAACATCATACTGGAGAAAGTATCTTGCAAATGTTTCTCAGTACATCTACGGTGGTAGTGCACCTGCTGGAATCACAACAACAGGATTTGATGGTGCAACTGCAACAGCAATTGGTACTTTAGACTCAGACAATGCTTGGGACCAAGACGCAGATTCAGCAGACAAAGGATTCGGTGTTATAGGTGTATTCACATCATCTCTTACAGGTGGTAAAAACTACGGTGGAAAAACAGATTATGTTACAACTGGAGCATTAGATCCAGGTATTGATGATATTCTCGGTGGTTTAGAAATATTCTCAAACACTGAAGAAGTCGAAGTTGACTTCATAATGATGGGTGCTGCTCATCATACAAAAGAACTGTCACAGGCAGTTGCAGAGAAATGTATTCAAGTTGCAGAGGCAAGAAAAGATGCAGTCGCATTTGTTTCACCCTTTAGACAAGCATTCTTGAATGATACATCAGTTGGAACAGTCACTGTTAATAACATTGACACAATGACTAACAAAGTTGTTGAATTCTTTGCTCCAATTACATCTACAACATATGGTGTATTCGATAGTGGATACAAATATATGTTTGATAGATTTAACAATACATTCAGATATGTACCACTAAATGGTGACATCGCTGGATGTTGTGCAAGAACTGATATCGAACAGTTCCCTTGGTTCTCACCAGCGGGTACTGCAAGAGGTACAATTCTTAACTCAGTAAAACTTGCTTATAATCCTGGCAAAAAACAGAGAGATATTCTCTATTCAAATAGAGTCAATCCTGTTATTCTTTCACCAGGTGCTGGAATTATACTCTTCGGAGATAAGACAGGATTTGGTAAGAGATCTGCATTTGACAGAATAAACGTTCGTAGATTGTTCATTTTCTTAGAAGATGCTATATCAGCAGCGGCTAAGGATCAACTCTTTGAGTTCAACGATGAACTAACAAGAACAAACTTCGTAAATATTATTGAACCATTCCTAAGAGAGGTTCAATCCAACAGAGGTATATTTGACTTTGTTGTGATTTGCGATGAAACAAATAACACAGGAGCAGTCATTGATCGTAATGAATTTGTTGCTGACATCTTTATCAAACCAGCAAGGTCAATTAACTTTATTGGTCTTACCTTCGTTGCCACCAGAACTGGTGTTGACTTTGAAGAAGTAATTGGTTCCGTTTA